GTACATTCTTGTATACACCCTTCTCCTGTAACTGCTCTATAGCGTGTGGTGAGACAAATTCATCAATCACTACACCTAAAGCGCTGTCTACATCCACAGCAACAGGGTCAATCAAGAAGTTTTGAGGTAAAACAGGTCGTAATTTAACGACTGTGCGGTCTGAGATGTTCACACCTACCGCTTGTAACTGCCCATCCATGATAGGTTGGGTCGCAGGTTTCATCTCTTTGATTTCTTCTAGGACAATCTCTGCTATACCTGTACCAAAGACGGCTGCGTTGATTAAACACTCAGCAACACCCTTGCGAATCTTGTTAGCCTTGAAGTCTTCCAATAGCTTTTCGCGAAGGTAGACTACGTCTTGGTTCTCTTGGTCAGAGATGTCGTCCTTCATATCAAAGAATCTGCCACGACCAAACGTAGCTTCTTCAATCTCTGCGACTGAGGACTCTACTGCTTGTTGAAGGGCAGGGGATATAATCTGTGATCGTTCGGAATCGCGGTTACGGTCTTCGCTAGAGTAGATACCACGCCAAAGACGGTAGTATTCATCAAACTTTGCTTCGTAATTAGTCTCGTAATGGTCGCGCCAATCGCGGCACTTCTCCATTATCCAAGACTCAAGAGTCTCTTCTATGCCAAACTGATCTTCGTTGGATTCGAGCATCTTAATATCCCGCTACTGAGTCGATTACGTCAAACTCATCTATTTCAAAGTCGTATGAGTAAGACACCTTAGCCAGTTGATCTATATAGGCTAAAGCGTCTACCATGTCATCGTGGGTTAGGGCGTCAGGGAATTGGAAGATTTCATCCATGAATTGGATGTTCCACTCACCTTTGTTGAGGTTGCAGATTCCGTTCTCGAATCTACCCTGTAACGCCCACATTACCCTGTCAGTTTTCTTTTTGTTCCCGTGAGTTAGTTCCTCAACGCGAAAGAAGTTCTGGTACTTTTTCATCAGGTCAGTCAGTGGCGACATCACAGCCTGTCTGGCAATTCCTTTCTCAATGCCGACTGATATGGGCTGATAGTCTCTAACTATCTGGAATATCTTCTCCGCAGTGGCGTTTAATTCCCACCTACCACAGATAATGTCCTTGACCCACCATCCATATTCGCCCACTTTTACCACGGCTATAGCGGTATTGTCAAGTTTTTTGTTTTTAGATTTGGCTTTTCCTACCTCTTCAAAGCCCGCGAGGTCAATGGCAACGTAGTAATCTCCGGTATCAGGCTCTTCGTCATCGAACCTAACCCACTCCTCTTTAAACATCTCCGAGCCACGCGCTTCAAAAGACGCCATGAACTCCTGGCGAAACGCGAAGGATGACATGGATTTCTTGGCTGCATCGATCTCTTCTTTGTCTAGTAAGTCGTTATCGTAACTGGTGTAGTGCCATGCTTTATAAGTGGGGTCTTCGCCTAAACTGGCTTGCTTGTAGAGTTCATAGAAATGATTTCTACCCATTGGTGTCCCGATAAATAAGGCATCGCCTTTCAAGTCTGTCAACGCAGGTCTTAAGATTAGCTCCCATACATCGGGCTTCATGTCTGCGTATTCATCCAAGACAAGAAACTTGAGACTTACGCCGCGCATTGTCTCAGGTCTGTCAGCGCCCTTCAAGCTGATAGTTGTGCCATTGATTAATCGAACCTGCATGTTATTGACATGTGAGTTCTCTATGACGGGTTGACCTATCTCCAAGAGGAGATTCCACATAATATCCCGTGCTTGGCCTTGTGTGGGGGCTACATAGAAGACTTGACCCTTGTCTGACCTTAAAGCGTTGACTATCAAAAGATAAGCCGCAAGACGAGACTTGCCCGTCCTGCGACCCGCAGCAACTACTTTGAAACGCGTAGGGTCGTTCCAAACTTCTTTCTGCCACTCAAGGAGACTTATATCTAGGTTCATTTTTTCTTCGCGGTCTTCTTAGCTTGTTTAAATGCTTTGGCTGTAGGCGCGCCTTTACTGCCGACCTTTCTCATAGTCTCGCCGCTACCTGCTGCAATCCGCTTCTTCTTCGCGTTTATATTGCTGTAGAGACCCATGTTACTTCCTCTTGGGTGGGGCTTTCTTCTTAACAGCCTTAGCCTTCTTCGCTGCTGCCATTCCCGCAGGAGTGTAGGGGTATTTCTTTCCGTTTACATTAGGCATCGTATTCTCCGGTGCGTATCATATTAGTGATAGTTATCGCTCGTTGACCCACTTGCTCTGCCCAGTTAGAGTCCAAGAACTCTACCGAGGCTGCTTCGTAGTTAGCAAGAGACATTTCCCTGAGAGCGTCTCTAAAGCCGCGAAGACGGCTAATACCAAGGTTGAAGCACATATCCATCATAGCGTCTTGACGCACCAAGTCCAAGTGGGTAAACCACTCAAACGCTTTGGTTAGCTCTTGCTCGCAGCGACGGATATCATTTGCGAGGAGATAGTAGACTTCATCCTCAGACAACCCCATAGAGTCTAGGTTACGCCCAACTCCGATGGTCATATCTCCCGCCGTGCATTCNTAAGGCTTAAGCCGCAAGCCNTCGTGCTTAATNAGCAGGTCTTCAATCCTCATTATATTCTCCTTCTATTATTTCTGGTTCAATTACCGTATCTGTCACGCCAGAAATAGTAATATTCACTGTAGGCTTACCGCCCAGTTTATCTTTATCAAAGGAGCTTACAGGAAGTATACGGTCTACAATCAATTTCCAAGCAGCAGACTGATTCTTGTGGTCATCATCCTGGGCTGCTCTAAAGATAGACTCGATAACAGCATTAGTATCCCTTCTAGCTAAGAACCTTTGCTTCATTTCTATCATGGCTGAGTGGTCGCCCTTTGGTCTACCCACTTTTCCATGTTTTACCGGGGTGATCTCAGACTTCCTAGGACGCCCTCTCTTGCGTTTTACAGGCTCAGTAGGCTCTGATACTTCTTGTGGGTTATCGGACGTCATAGGGACTCCTGTAAGCTTTAATATAGCTATTTTACGCTTATTTTTACACAATAAACCAGTTATTAGTAACGCATTGATATCAAAAGAGATTCGGGCAGGGGGTTTTTTGCTCTTTTTTAAATTTACCTGCTGCAAATTTGGGGGGGTACTATAATAATTACCGCACCGAGCCGACCCCTCCCCGCCCCAATTCCACACCCGGTCTAGGGTTTTACCGAGCGAGCGTTCGATAGATGATCAAAATTTGTACAGTTTGGTCAATCTGGCTAGAACCTGGTGAGATTCGCCAGTGAGGTGGTGAGATTCGCCAAGTGAGAGAGGCTATGCGGCAGCCAATACTCCCCATCTATATACCCCATAATCAACCCAATCAAATCAGCCCAATATCAGACTGAAACAAATCGATGCCAAATAATTTGAGATAATGTTAAATAATAGTTTAACTAAGACGAAATAAGCATTACACTAAACGCGCTTTAAACGAACACAAACAAGGGGAACGACATGATTGATACAGCAGCTTTAGACATCGGTTACGGTACTGAGTACGCAAAGCTCTCCGTTTCCGATAATGATTCGGAATGCGGATACCGATACTCTAGCCTAGAAGATATAAGCGAAGCAGTAAATGCCACGATAAATCTAATTGATAGCGAAGCTGTACAGCAATACGGTCAGGAATTGGTGGATAAGTACGTGGATGTAGCATCTGAGAACGCCTCAACGTATTGCGACAAAGAAATCTACGATGCTCAGAAAGCATATTTAGACGGTGCATACGATCAGAAAGCAATGCATTTATTGAATCTGATCAAAGCCGAAGCAGCATGGTCGGATATGTATGCGGCATCGCTTCACGCTTCAATTCAAGATGAATTATAAAACCAAAGGGGAAACGCCATGACAATGCAACAATGCGAGCAGCTAATAGATTTACTAGACGGTAAAGGAATAGATACAGAAGCATATAAATTGCAATTCTGCGATCTGATAGCAATGCCGCCAAGCGAAAGGTTTTGGGATGAATTGTGCGAAGATCTACAAATTGAAGTAATGGCGATGGATTTAGTTAATGAGCATCCGAATAGCTATTCAATACACCATGACGCCAAATTGTGCATGAGCAAGGAAAGTCTTCGAGCGTTATTAGAAGCGGGATATCAGGACTGCACTTCACACAATGATGAAACTCCTAGCTATTACGATGGCAAGAAAGTCATATATATCTATAACCCGCTTAATGAATTCAAGGTTACCGATATGGATGGCGAGTATATTGGTATTTTTAGCACAATCAGCGAAGCGATTA